CCGAACACTTGGATGAGGGGGCGCTGCAAGAGCTTGCCTCGGATTTGATTGGCCTTGTTGATGCGGATGTCACGTCCCGTAAAGATTGGGCGGACACCTTTGCCAAAGGGTTGGAGGTGCTTGGGTTTAAGTATGAGGAGCGAACCCAGCCTTGGGATGGGGCGTGTGGGGTGTACTCTACAGTGCTGTCAGAAGCCGCCATTCGGTTCCAAGCCGAGGCCATGAGCGAGACATTCCCTGCAGCCGGTCCAGTCAAGACCAAGATCTTGGGGAAGGTGACTAAAGAAAAAGAAGAATCAGCAAGCCGTGTCCGCGAGGACATGAATTACATGCTGACAGAGAAGATGGTGGAGTACCGCCCCGAGCATGAGCGTATGTTGTTCTCCCTTGGGCTGGCGGGGTCCGCGTTCAAGAAGGTGTATTTTGACCCGAGTCTGGGGCGTCCGACCGCTGTGTATATCCCGGCAGAAGATGTCATTGTGCCTTATGGCACCGCCCACATTGAGGTAGCCGAGCGGGTTACCCACCAGATGCGAAAGACCAAGATTGAGGTTGATCGCCTGATGGCCAGCGGCTTTTATCGAGAGGTTGAGTTGGGCGAGCCCGTGACGACATTTACGGACTTGGAGAAGAAAAAAGCCCAAGAAAACGGCTATGTGCTGACCAACGATAACCGGTACACCCTGTATGAGATTCACGTAGAAACATGCATCCCTGGGGTAGATGACGATGATGAAGATAGCAAACAAGTCAATGGGGAGCCCCTAGCCAAACCGTACGTCATTACCATCGACAAGGGCACGCAGACGGTGCTGTCCATCCGTCGCAACTGGGACCCTGAAGACCCCCTCACCCTCAAGCGTGACCACTTCGTCCATTACGTGTATGTGCCGGGGTTTGGGTTCTACGGGCTTGGGCTAATCCACATTATTGGCGGGTTTGCCCGGGCGGGCACATCGATTATTCGTCAGCTGGTGGATGCGGGCACGCTGTCTAACCTGCCCGGTGGGTTGAAGTCCCGAGGGCTGCGAGTCAAGGGGGACGACACGCCAATCAGCCCTGGCGAATTCCGGGATGTCGATGTGCCTAGCGGGTCGATCAAAGACAACATCCTGACACTGCCGTATAAAGAGCCGAGCCAGACACTCCTGGCGTTGCTGCAGCGCATCACCGAAGAAGGCCGCAGGCTAGGTGCCATCAGCGATATGAATATCTCTGATATGAGTGCTCAGGCCCCGGTGGGGACCACACTTGCGTTGTTGGAGCGGACTCTGAAGCCCATGGCGGCGGTGCAGTCGCGCGTACACTTTGCGATGAAGCAGGAGTTCAAGCTCCTCAAGTCGTTGATTGCCGACTATGCGCCTGAGGAGTACGCATACGAGCCAGAGAGTGGGTTTGCCCGGGCAAGGCAGTCTGACTATGCCGCTGTGGATGTTATCCCCGTCAGCGACCCGAATAGCAGTACCATGGCCCAGCGGGTGGTGCAGTACCAAGCAGTATTCCAGATGGCGCAGTCCGCCCCCCAGATCTACGACCTGCCCTACCTGCACCGGCAGATGATTGAAGTGTTGGGGGTCAAGAACGCGGATAAGATTGTGCCGACATCCGAAGACCAGAAGCCGCGCGATCCGGTGTCTGAAAACATGGCAGCCCTTGTGGGTCAGCCAGTCAAAGCCTTCATTTACCAAGACCATGACGCCCATATCGCCACCCACATGGCGTTCTTGCAAGACCCGATGATTGCCCAGATGGTGGGTCAGAACCCGATGGCGCAGCAGATTATGGCCTCCCTGCAAGCGCACATTGCTGAACACCTAGCCTTCAGTTACCGCAAACAGATCGAGGAGCGCTTGGGTGCGCCGTTGCCCCCGCCGAATGAAGAGTTGCCCGAAGACATGGAGGTCCAGTTGTCCAGACTGGTGGCCGATGCGGGTAAACAACTTACACAAGCCCACATGCAGCAGCAAGCCCAGCAGCAGGCCCAGCAGCAGGCTCAAGACCCAATGTTCCAGCTGGAGCAAGCGAAGGTTAAGACGCAAGAAATGGAGGTGACCCGCAAGATTCAGAAGGATCAAACGGACGCGGGCTTGGCACAGCAGAAACTGCAGTTAGAAGGGCAGAAGGTGCAGATTGAGGCTGCTAAAGAAGGTGTGCGCGTGCAGTCCCAGGACAAACAAGCTGCAGAACGCCTACGCCTTGAAGCGCTAAAAGTGCTAGCAACACCCAAACAACCGTCTACACCGAAAGGGCCGAGTAGGTAGCCATGGCAAAAACCGTCTATGACGTGCTCGTTGATAAATATGCGGAGGATGTCTCCGCATCTACTGAATTTCTGATAGCGGGGTCTGCTAAAGACTACGCAGAATATCGGGAAGTGGTTGGCCGGATCCGAGGTCTTCGGCTAGCTATTGATGCGACAAAAGATCTCTCGCGGTCTCAACTGGAAGACGACGATGAATAGCCCCCAAGTTGCAGAAGTAGATATTGGCGATTATATTTTGGAGCGACAACTACCCAAGCCCGTCGGGTACAAACTCTTGATCGCCCTACCCAAGATTGAAGAAACCTTTGGGGATACAAACATTGTTAAAGCCGACCGAACCAAGTACGAAGAACATATTTTGACTGTGGTTGGTTTGGTGCTGGATGTGGGCAGCCAAGCCTATAACGACTCGGAGCGCTACCCCACTGGGCCGTGGTGTAAGGTTGGGGACTATGTGTTGTTTCGGGCAAATACTGGCACGCGGTTTAAGGTGCATGGGGTTGAGTACCGGTTGATGAATGATGACTCAATTGACGCAGTAGTGACCGATCCGCGTGGCGTGACGCGTGCATAAGGAGTAGACCATGGCGTACCAGAAAGTTGAATTTGAGTTTCCCGATCCGGATCAGGTTAAAGAAACGGACGTTAATGTCAAAGAAAACGGCGATGTAGAGTTGGTTGTAGAGGGGCGACCCGACCAGACGCAGGCCACCCCCGAAAAAGCCCTGGCAAAAGAGCCCGAGGGCAAAGAAGACCCCGTTGATATTGAGGTTGTCGACGACACCCCGCCTAAAGACCGAAACCGCAAGCCATCAGCCCCGCCTGACGACCTGACTGATGATGAGTTGCAAGACTATTCGGAGAAAGTTCGCCGTCGGTTGCAACACTTCTCCAAGGGATATCATGACCAGCGCCGTGCAGCGGAGCAAGCTGCCCGGGAGCGTGCGGAACTTGAGCGGATAACCCAGAAGCTGCTGGAAGAAAACAATTCCCTTAAGGGGACCGTCTCTAAGAACCAAGAGATTTTGCTTGAACAAGCCAAGCGCTCGGCTGCAACCGAGTTGGAACAGGCCAAGGTCAAGTATAAGCAAGCGTATGAGGCCGGAGACGCCGATGCGGTCGTTTCTGCACAAGAAGACTTGACTTCGGCTAGGTTGAAAGTAGACAGAGTGAGTAGTTTTAGGCTGCCTGCTTTACAAGAGCCTAATAATCAGGTACAAACACAATCACAGGAAGTTGTTAATACGCCCCAAGCGGACCCCAAAGCGTCGCAGTGGCAGAAAGACAACCCCTGGTTTGGTGCCGACGATGAAATGACTAGTTTCGCTCTCGGGTACCATCAAAAACTCGTTAAGGAAGGAGTTGATCCTCAATCTGACGATTACTACGAGAAAATAAATTCTCGTATGCGGCAAATCTTCCCAGATCAGTTTGGTGAAGAGGGGCCAGAAAGAGTAGCTGAACCGCGTCGTAGGGCTTCTGTAGTTGCCCCGGTTACTCGCAGCGTTGCGCCTAAAAAGATCACGCTGACAAAGACGCAAGTCGCCCTGGCAAAACGCCTCGGTGTGCCGCTTGAAGAATACGCCAGACAGGTTGCTATGGAGATGAGGAAACAAAATGGCTGAGAATCGGATCGCTCGTGAGCAAGAAACCCGGGAACAAGACGTTCGTAAACGCAGTTGGGAACTCCCAAACGTGCTACCGACGCCGCGCCCGGAACCCGGATATGAATTTCATTGGGTGCGTATCAGCATACGTGGTGAAGCCGATCCCCGGAATATTTCCTTGAAACTTCAAGAAGGTTGGGAGCCTGTTAAGGCATCTGATCACCCCGAAATCTTTGTGGCAGGCGTGGAGAACGCCTACTTCAAGGACAATATCGTGATTGGTGGGCTGATGCTTTGTAAAACCCCGACGGACTTTGTTGAGGACCGCAACAAGTTTTTCAACACCCAAGCTGCGGACCAGATGAGAACCGTTGACAACAATCTCATGCGAGAGAATGACCCGCGTATGCCGCTCTTTAATGAGCGAAAAACCAAGGTCACTTTTGGCAGAGGGTCTTAATTTTAGGAGTCTATAATGGCCTACCCTGTTGTTTCAGCCCCGTACGGGCTAAAGCCGATCAATCTGATCGGTGGGCAGGTGTTCGCGGGTTCTACGCGCATGTACAATATTACCTACGCGTATGCCACGGACATCTTTTATGGTGAGTTTGTTGCCCTGGTTCGCGGCAATCTGGAGCGCATTAGCGTCACCAGCGGTGCGGCGGGTACCCTTGCGGGTATTTTCCTGGGCTGCTCGTATACCAATCCGGTAACGAAGCAAAAGACGTTTTCGCAATACTGGCCTGCTAGCACGACGGCTGGGGATGCGGTGGCGTACATTTGTGACGACCCGGATACGGTGTTTAAGGCGGTGGTGTGTTCGGCTACGACGGTGGTTGCTTCTGGCGCTCGCGCCATGATCGGCCAAAACTTGGCGTGCTTGAACAATACCGGCAGTGCTTCTACTGGTAACAGCAAGAATGCGTTGGCTGCGCCGACTGCCACTCCGGCTACTACGGCGACTTTGCCGATCCGTGTTCTGGGTCTGGTGGAAGAGACTGCGGTGTCTTTGGGTACGGCGACGTTTACCAGCATTGCAACTGAAACGATTACCTGCTCGGCGCTGCCGTTTGCGCTTCCGGTGGGCACTGATGTGGGTTCGCTGGCTTCCAACGGCCAGTACATCCCGTCGGGATCGTTTGTTGCTACCGCTGCGTCTGCAGGAGCAACTACGGTTGTGCTTAACCAAGCGCCTCTTGTGGCGTTTGCGTCGAGTGCCACCTTGGTGTTCACGCAGTTCCCGGAGCTTTACGTCAAGCTCAACTTCGGCCAGCATGAGTATTATGCTGGGCTGGCTACGGCTTAAGGAGTAAACCATGGCAATTTCACGCGCACAACTACTGAAGGAACTCCTGCCGGGGCTTAATGCGCTGTTCGGCATAGAGTACAAGCGCTACGGCGAAGAGCATAAAGAACTCTACGAACAAGAGACCTCTGAGCGCTCATTTGAAGAAGAAACCAAGCTGTCTGGTTTTTCTGCGGCCCCTGTCAAGAATGAAGGTTCCGCGATTGCGTACGACAATGCGCAAGAAGCCTGGACGGCGCGGTACAACCACGAAACCATTGCGATGGGTTTCAGCCTGACTGAAGAGGCCATTGAGGACAACCTCTATGACTCGCTGTCGGCTCGTTACACCAAAGCGCTGGCTCGTGCGATGGCCTACACGAAGCAGGTCAAGGCGGCGTCGGTTTTGAACAATGGCTTTAGCAGCGCGGTTACCTATGGTGACGGTGTGAGCCTGTTCAGCACGGCGCATCCGCTTGTTTCGGGTGGGTCTAACAGCAACCGCCCTACGGTGGCCGCTGACCTCAATGAGACCTCGCTTGAAGCCGCAGTGATTCAAATCGCTGGGTGGACAGATGAGCGCGGGCTCTTGATTGCGGCTCAGCCCCGTAAACTGATTGTTCCGCCTGCGCTGCAGTTTGTTGCTACGCGCTTGCTTGAGACGGAACTTCGGGTTGCTACGGCGGATAATGACATCAACGCACTGCGTAAGATGAACAGTATCCCCGAGGGCTTTGCGGTCAATCACTATTTGACCGATAACAACGCCTGGTTTTTGTGCACGGACGTTCCAAATGGATTGAAACACTTTGTCCGGACTCCGCTGCAAAACTCCATGGATGCTGATTTTGATACCGGTAATGCCCGGTACAAGGCCCGTGAGCGTTACAGCTTCGGTGTCAGCGATCCGTTGGGCGTCTACGGTTCGCCGGGGGCGTAAGTTGTTGTAGTGCGATAGGGGGGCTTCGGCCCCCCTTTCTTTTGTATTGACACTTTTACAACAACCTGATACAAACATCTTATCCCGGGGTTATCCGGTACGTTTGACAGTCCCGGCTGACGACATGCAGACAAACGTATCCCCACTCGCATGTGAGGTTCCAAAATGGCGAACACGACCTTTAACGGACCAGTAAGGTCTGAAAACGGGTTTGAAGTTGTCTCCAAAAACACCACGACCGGTGCCGTTACCACGGTTCTTGCAATCGACGGCGCTGGGGTTCAAGTTGCTCCGGTTTCTCTGTCTGATGGTGACGTTACGCTTGCAGATACGACAAACGCAGGCCGCGTTAACCTTATTCCAAACGGCACCCAAGACAACACCTACACGCTGCCTGCGCCTGTGGCAGGACTGTATTTTCGGTTTGTCTATGCGGGCGGTGCAGCTGACGCCACCGACGCTATTATCAATACCGGTAGCGATACCAATTTCTTTATTGGTGGCGTGACGTTCCTTGATTCGGATGCAGGCTCTGCTGCGGATGAAATTTCCGTGGTGTATTCGGACGGCAACTCCAACAGCAAATTCCAAATCAATGTCCCTGGGGCGTTTGATATCAATGTGCTGGCCATTGACGATACGAACTGGCAAATCTGGGGCACCGTAACTTCTGCGACCGCACCTACCTTCGCTGACCAGTAATAGGGGATCGTCATGGGGCGCATGCAATATGACGTTTGGTCAGTAACCCCTGAGACAGACGACGACTACTATCGGGCAGATGCGTCAATTGCAGCTGCTGGCGCGCTGTCTTTGCTTGCTAATACCGTAGGCCCGTACGGCTACGGTTATAAAGTGGGTATTACGTCGGCAGGGGATGACACCGGTATTACGTTTACGATTACCGGACTTAAAGTTGGTGACCTATCTGGTGCGGTGACGACCGAGGTTGTTACTGGAGCGAATGCGGATACTGCGGTGTCGGCAAATTTCTACGCCCGGGTGGACTCCATTGTTGCTAGTGGGGCTTCTGCAGGTAACGTAAAGATCGGTACAACGGGTAACCTCGCGCTGCCCCGCACCCGAGTCAAGGGGTTGTACTACGTCGCATCTGCCACTCCGGGCACAATCAAAATTAACCGCAATAGCCTCGCCTCTGATTTACTTTTGCAACTTAACACCCCGGGTAATGATGACGCGGTAAATAGTTTGTACATGCCTGCGGAAGGTATTTTGACGACCCGAGGCGGCCTTGCGGACTACTCTGAAGTGACCCTGACCGACGTGTCTTTTGTTACTTTGCTGTGTGGCTAGTATGGCTAAGTCTCCAGCATGGCAGCGCAAAGAAGGTCAGTCAAAAGCCGGTGGCCTCAATGCCAAGGGCAGAGCTTCTTACAACCGTGCCAACCCCGGTAAACCTGGGTTGAAGGCACCACAACCCGAAGGTGGACCTCGTCGAGATTCCTTTTGCGCCCGGATGGAAGGGATGAAGAAGAAATTGACGAGCAAGAAGACTGCAAGTGACCCAAATAGCCGCATAAATAAATCTTTGCGCGCATGGAAATGCTAAGGCGCAGCCTATGGAAATGATGGTATGGAATATCGTCTTAACCGCTGCTGTGGCGCTCTTGGGGTACGTCTTGAAAGATAGATTTGCTGAACTGCAACGTATCAGCATTTTACTTAATAGGACCCGGGAAGAGATCGCCCGAGATCACATCACTCGCACGGAGTTTCGTGCGGACATGGCCCAGCTGTTAGAGAGGTTTGATCGGCTGGAGCGCAAGATTGACGCAATCCGGGGTCGAGAGGCCGCACTCTAAATTCAAGGTGATGAAATAAAAGAATCCAAAGCAATGATGCGCAAAGAAGTCGGCTTCATGAAAAAAGCCGGTGCTCCGAAATCGATGATCAAACATGAGGAAGCCGAAATGCGTGCAGCTAAGCCTAAAAAGATGATGGGCGGTGGTATGGCCGAAGACGACATGATGATGGCTAGAGGCCGAGGTATGGCCAAGGCGGGTATGCAAAGGAAGATGCCTGCGGGGTATGCGGCGGGTGGGCGTATTGCTTCTAAAGGTGAGCATGCAGTTCAGCGTCAAGCCAAGCGTGGGGCTAAAATGGTTAAGATGGCCCGTGGTGGCCGCGCTTGCTAAGGAGATAGTTATGGCTGAAGCTAAACCCCAATACACCCCGGCCCAGATGCAGATGATGCAAGAAAAACGCGATGCCGACACGCGCAAAAAAGAAGCTAAAGCGCCGACGACTAAGTCTGGTATGGGTGAGGGCAAGTTGAAGTTTCGCTCCGGGGGCTACGTCAAGTCCGCTGACGGGTGTGCCAAACGCGGTAAAACCAAAGCTAAAATGGTGTAAGCCATGCGCGCAAGCCGGGGTATGGGGGATATCAACCCCAGTAAGATGCCAAAACCTAAGCGTATGAAGCGCCGGGACAACACGGACTTCGATATGTACGCCGAAGGGGGCAAGGTCTCCCGAGTTAATGCGGCGGGAAACTACACTAACCCCGGCATGCGCAAATCGCTCTTTGAGAAAATTAAGTCTCAGGACGTGCAGGGCACCAAGTCAGGCCAATGGAGCGCCAGGAAGGCACAGTTGCTAGCCAAACAATATAAGGCCCGTGGCGGAGGGTACCGCGATTGAAAGCCCCACAACAGAGCCTGAAGGCATGGACGCAACAAAAGTGGACTACGAAATCAGGCAAGCCCTCTAGCAAGACTGGGGAGCGGTACCTTCCTGAAGCGGCGATTAAATCGCTTAGCCCCGCAGAATATGCGGCAACTACCCGGGCAAAACGTGCGGGCAAAGCTGCAGGTAAGCAGTTTGTAAAGCAGCCAAAAACGGTTGCCCAAAAAACCGCGAGGTTCAGGTAATGGCCAAGAAATGGATTGAAGAGGCGATCAAGCAGCCTGGGGCATTGCGCCAACAGCTTGGCGTCAAGGAAGGTAAGAACATTCCGGCTAAAAAGCTTGCCAGTGCTGCTAAAGCCCCGGGTAAGTTAGGCCAACGCGCACGTCTGGCCCAGACACTTAAGAAGATGAAGTGACATGCCAACATCCGGGTCCACTGCGTTCACGTTAGAATTCACCGACATTGCCGAAGAGGCGTGGGAGCGTGCTGGGCGCGAGATGCGCACGGGCTATGACCTGCGTACCGCCCGTCGTTCGATGAATCTGATGACCATCGAGTGGCAAAACCGTGGCATCAATATGTGGACCATTGACCAGGGCTCGATTACCTTGACGCCCGGGTTGAGTACGTATGCGCTGCCTGTAGATACGATTGATCTTTTGGATCACGTCATTCGCACGGGGGCAAATTCTGCGTCCACTCAGGCCGATTTGAGTATTACTCGGATCAGTGTATCGACCTACGCGACGATACCGAACAAGCTTGCTACGGGGCGGCCTATTCAAGTCTGGATTCAGCGTTTATCCGGCGTTGTCTCACCTACTGGGTTGACCCTCAACGGCACAATTAACGCCACTACGACGACGATTACACTTAGCTCTACTGCTGGCCTGCCCGCAGCGGGGTTTATCCGTATCGATAACGAAGATATCGCGTATGGCTACCTAAGTGGTAACACGCTTGGTGGGGTGTTCCGGGGGCAAAATGGCACCACGGCGGCAACGCATACGACCGGGGCTGCGATCTATAACCCAAATCTGCCTGCGGTCACCGTCTGGCTCACCCCGGATAACACCCAGACCTATCAGTTTATCTACTGGCGCATGCGCCGTATTCAGGACGCTGGTGCGGGCACTCAGCTTGCAGATATGAACTTTCGGTTTTTGCCTTGCTTGGTTGCCGGATTGGCGTATCACATTGCCATGAAAGTACCTGAATTGGTCGAGCGCGTACCGATGCTCAAGCAAGCGTACGAAGAGCAGTTTGATCTTGCTGCTGGAGAAGACCGAGAAAAGGCTGCAATTCGCTTTGTGCCGCGCCGACAATATGTCTATGGTGGCTAATGAGCAACCGGTACGCATCAAACAAGATCGCTATCGCTATATGCGATAGATGCGGCTTTCGATATAAACTAAAAGATCTTCGTGAGCTTACGGTCAAGACCAAAAAGATCAATCTTTTGGTCTGTAATGAGTGCTGGGATCCCGATCATCCGCAGCTTCAGTTGGGGATGTACCCCGTAGACGACCCGCAGGCGTTGCGTAACCCGCGCCCTGATACGACCTATGTAACATCTGGTACGTTGGCAGACGGGTCTTCTGGGGAAGGTAGCCGTACCATTCAGTGGGGGTGGAACCCCGTGGGTGGGGCAAGTTCGTTTGATGCGGTGCTAACACCGAATTCGTTGGTTGCTGTGGGCCAACTTGGGTCCGTAACTGTCGCGTGAGGGCATGATGAAAGCTAAAAAATATCTTTCTGGTGGCGATGTTAAGCAAGTCAAGACCATTGCTTCCAAACAAGTTAAGCAGCATGAGAAGTCCATGCATAGCATGGCTAAGGGTGGCGGTGTTAAAATTCGTGGTACGGGGGCAGCCACTAAAGGACTGCGTGCCCGGGGTCCAATGGCCTAAGAGGGTAGCATGAACTACACCGCGTTGAAGCAGAATATAAAAGACATCTGTGAGAATGAATTCTCAGAAGATGCGCTGGCTATGTTTACCCAACAAGCCGAGCAAAAAATATACAACACGGTGCAGTTGCCTGCCATCCGGAAGAACGAGACCGGTGCGCTTACTATCGGAAATAAGTATCTTCAGATCCCTTCGGATTATTTGTATACCTTCTCCCTTGCGGTTGTGAAAGCCAATGGGGACTATGAATACCTGCTTAACAAGGATGTAAACTTTATCCGCGAAGCGTACCCGGGGCCAGCGGTTACGGGGTTGCCCAAGCACTATGCAAACTTCGACGATACGGCGTTTATTCTCGGCCCTACCCCTGACGCCGCCTATACCGTAGAGCTTCACTACGGGTACTACCCCGAATCGATTGTAACGGCGGGGACGACGTGGTTGGGGGATGAGTTTGACTCCGCCCTTCTTAATGGCGCGCTACTTGAGGCAATTCGGTTTATGAAGGGTGAGCCGGATATCATTGCCAACTACGAAAAGCTTTATCTTCAGGCGATTGGGCTCATTAAGATGCTTGGAGATGGTAAACTACGGCAGGATACATATCGCTCCGGACAGTTCCGAACGCCCGTCAGTTAAAGGTTTCTTATGTCGCTCACCCAGACGCTATGCACTTCTTTCAAAGTGGGGCTCTTTCGGGGGGCTTTTAACTTTGACACGGGTACGACACAAGTCTACAAGCTTGCGCTTTACACGGCGAACGCATCTTTGGGCGCTGCAACCCCGGCGTACACGACGGATGGGGAGATTACCGGCACGGGCTATGTTGCTGGTGGTGATGTGCTTACCGTGTCTCAAATTCCTACATCGTCTGGTACTACAGCGTATATTAACTTTTCAGATGTAACGTG